CTCTAACGACATCGTGGCGGTCTAAGGTTGTAGCGTTACCAGAAGGGTAAGAGGCTGAAATAGCGCAATACAGGTGGCGAAGATAGTGCCTGTGCCTCGCAAGACTGTCGGGTGAGCGATTCCTTAATGGGATACTCTGAAGGCGCACTTAGGTAGGGCTAGGTGCGCTCAAACCTTTTGGGATAGGTACTAAATGCATCATAAATAAGTCTTTAAACTACTTAAGGACTCTTTAATAAGTCATAGTTGTATTTAAGCAACTACTCGTAAATACTTAGTGACAACAATAAAAAATAATAAGAAACTGGTATCACTCAATAACGAGTAAACAAAAGGGGAATCAAATGTTTATAGCGCACGACAAAAATGGAAACAAAACAATCTTTACAAACAAAGAATCTATTGAAAAAGGCTATTGGAAAAAACCTACAGTAACTTTGTTTAAAGAATCTAAAAAAAATAATTTTAAGGACTTTTTAGGAGCTTGTTTGTTAGGCGCATTGCTTGGATGTATGTTTGGTTATGGTTCAGCACACGCACAAACTTATCCAATGACAAACTCACAAGGATATAATGTTGGTTCGGTGCAAATTCAGGACAATACAGCGCAATTTGTAAACGCTCAAGGCGTTACAACTCAGACCGCTACAATTTATCCTAATCAGGTCGTAATACAAACACCACAAGGAAATACAACAAGCGTAATTGGTACACCTTTGTACACAATTCCATCAAGCCCACGCACAGCGCCTACAATTCGTCAAATGCAATGAGTTTTACAATTTACACAATTGATGGCTTAAAAGTTATTCAATGGTTTTCAAATATTGACGAACTTTTAAATTCAATGTTAAACAATCCTAATGATAGGTATCATAGAAATGTTTGATGAATTTTGGACAGCTTATCCACGCAAAGTTGCAAAAGCAGTAGCTCGTAAAGCATTTATGCGTCTTACAGAGCAGCAACAGCTTGATGCTTGCAAGGCAATAGATGAGCATTGCCTTTATTGGAAAACAAAAGAAACTGAGTTAGAATTTATCCCCCATCCGGCAACCTGGTTAAACCAAGAGCGTTGGGAAGATGAATTAGTAATCGAACCAAAGAAAGAAAAAATTGACAAAAAGTGGATGTTTTCTAACGAAGGTATTGAAAATAAAGCTAGAGAACTGGGCGTTCTTGGAACAGGTTACGACACATACGATAGCCTTAAACAAAAATGTCTGAAAGCTTTAGGCATGAATGTGGCGTAAGATTTTTGTGTAATTTACGACACAAAAAAGGATTATCTTGGTTTAGGCAATACATCAGCAAACATAATTTTGACGAGCAACTTTTGCATGATTTTTATACGGCTTATGCGGCTGGAAACAGGGGGAATTGGGGATGTATGAAAGGTATATTGTCGCAGCAACAGGACTTGGGTATTTAATAGTCGGACTATTGCAAGCGCAAAAAGGTTCTATGTCTAACACATTGGTCTGGCTTGGTTACGCTGCCGCCCAAATTGGTCTATGGATGAATCTTAAATGAACTATTTAAGCGTTTGTTCTGGCATAGAAGCTGCCACAGTAGCATGGCATCACATGGGGTGGAAGCCTGTAGGATTTAGTGAAATTGAGAAATTTCCTAGCCAAGTGCTTGCACATCACTACCCACAAGTCACCAATTTTGGTGATATGACTAAATACAAAGAATGGAATATAAATGACACAGTCGGACTTTTGGTCGGAGGAACTCCCTGCCAATCATTTAGCGTTGCAGGCTTACGCAAAGGACTTGATGACCCAAGGGGAAACCTTGCCCTTACCTATGTTGGAATTCTTGACAAATTTAGACCCCAGTGGTGCGTATGGGAAAATGTGCCAGGTGTCCTCAGTAGTGGCAACGGAAGGGATTTTGGGGCCTTCCTCGGGGCGTTGGCTGAACTCGGGTATGGGTTCGCATATAGGGTGCTTGATGCTCAAAACTTCGGAGTCGCACAAAGACGCAGAAGAGTGTTTGTTGTCGGATACCTTGGAGATTGGAAACCTGCCGCAGAAGTATTATTTGAGTCCGAAAGCTTGTCTGGGGATATTAAGAAGAGCAGAACAAAGAAGTCGGAAACTTCCAAGTATGCTGGAAGAGGCATTGCAACAATCAGCCCAACGATTGGATGTGAACTTGCAAAACAAGTAAATAATCAAATGGTTAAAAATGCAGAAGCGTTTTATATTCCAGAGCCTATGCCAACACTAATAGGAACTATGACAACAAGAATTGAAAGAGGCACAACAGAATGGTTTGAGGGTTATATTCAACCAGCTTATTGCATACAAGGTGGCGGCGCAACAAGTAAAAGCGCTAATGGTTCTGGATATAAAGAAGAACAAAGTTTTACATTAAATGTAATTGATGTTCATGGTGTGGTCAATAAATTATCGGTTCGTAGAATTACACCAACAGAATGTGAAAGACTGCAAGGTTTTCCAGATAGCTATACAAACATTAAAGAAAATTGCCCAGATGGCCCAAGATATAAAGCATTAGGCAATTCTATGGCAGTACCAGTAATGCGCTGGATAGGTGAAAGGATTAACCAATATGAAAGACCCTAATGACGCAATCGACTTTATCTTTAAAAAAGCGCCAGAGTACGCAAAAGCGAAAGGTAACCTCGCTCAATTCGAGGCGTTTAAACATAGCCTTAAAGCTATTGAAATGTCTAAATCAGAGGCAACAACGATTGGGGGTAAAGAGATGGATGCGTATAAATCTCAAGCTTATCAAGAGTTATGCGAGGCCATTGGTTTGGCGACAGAAGAAACAGAAAGACTGCGTTGGGAGTTAGAAGCTGCCCGTATGCGGTTTGAATTGTACAGAACACAAGAAGCAAGCAATAGAAACATTGAAAGGCTAACAAGATGAACGATTATTCAGTAAATTATTTGCGTATGCAAAAACTTTTAAAACAATACCACAATGCAACGCTTAAAGGTCATTTTGAAAAAGCTACAAAATTAGCACATGAATTAGCAGACGAAACAATTAGACTTGAATTTGCTACATTTGAACAAGTGAGGAAATCTTGGCTAAATTAATGCGAAATATGTTTGCTACGCATACAGACTACGCTGGGTTTAAAGGTGTATTACCGGACAATCCTAATTTTGTACCAAGCAATGTAGATGGAATCTGTGAGCGTAACGGGCATTTTTTGATATTAGAATGGAAGCGCCCAGGCGAAAAAGTAAGCGAAGGCCAAAAGCGTTTATTGCAAGCAATGGCAAAACTGCCGAAATTCATAGTAATGATTATTTACGGCAATACAGATAACGAAACGGTCATTGATAAATATTTTATGGTTTACCCTAATGGGCAATGTGGATTAAACGGCACAGGGTTTGAATCATTTAAAGACTTTTACAGAGAATGGTATAGATGGGCAGATGGTGACAAAAAATGAAAAAGAACACTACAGAAAAGTTGCTGAACTGGGATGCTCATTATGTCGGCATCAAGGCAACGAAGGAACGCCAGCAGAACTCCATCACATTAGACGAGGTAATATCCCTCGCACTCAAGCACCTGTCATTCCGCTTTGCCCCTACCATCATCGAGGCTCAAATACCTCAATTCATGGAATGGGGCGCAAGCGATTTGAGCGGGAATATGGGATATCTGAAGAACAGCTACTTGAGCAAACCTTGGAGCTAATCAATGAATGATTTATTGTTATATTTTGGTGTTTTAGTTATTTTATTGCCTATAATAGCAATATGGATACACCTATAACTCAAGCGGGTCAAAACCTAATTCAGACGAAATTCGGTGCGCTCTATTACGAAAGTCCTTATCGTGGTGAGTCCATTTTGAAGTTTTGTGCCTACTCATGTGGATGCACTCATGGCAAAGAACCCGAATCACTGTATCCAAATGACCACAACGAGCAGCCGAAATAGTAATCGTATGCTCGTATTTACTACCATCATCGTATAAATAAGAACCCATCAAAGCTGGGTCTTTGTCCACAATAAAACAAATTTCTTCTGGCAACGGCATATTCCATCTATCAAAAGGCTTCATACAGTAAATAGCACTGTATAAATTTTTAAGAATAGCTGGAGTTAATTTCATACCTTATGAATCTTTCCTCTAAAGTCCACTTCATCTTCTCCATGCACTCTGATAATCTCAGGCTGAAGTAGTTTGCTGCGGTCAAAAGTAAGCATAACAAACCCTGAATTCCAATCTTTAGGGGTATCTTCAGTATATGCGAATTGCTGCCCATTAGGGTCGGCTAAAGTGCCCGTTTGGACTCCCCAACGAGTGCCGTTGTAATCATTGTAAGGAATAGACGAAAGCACATGGGTATGGCCTGTAATCATATTTACACCAGAATTGACTGCGTTATTCCTACCCCCTGTCCAGCCACCTTTCCAACGATGTTTAATGCAAGTGTCCTCATTTACCCAAAAAGACCAGCATGGCTGCCACATAGGAAAGTAATCACGCAATGAAGTGCCACGCACACCTTCAAATGAAGGAAGATTGGCAATAATGGTCATTTCTAGCCTTTGGTCATGGTTTCCCATAGGCCAAAACAATTTAGCACCTTTGGCTACAGCTTCAATTTCCCCTAAATAATATTGGCAAGCATCTAATTCTTCTTTTACGCTTGGAACTTTATTCCAATCCTGCCTAGGAAATCTGCTCAAATTTGCGCCATCCAGTGCATCCCCATTACAAACGATGGCAGTAGGTCTAAACTCCTTTATCATTTCCAAAAGGGCTTTAAACGCTGTTGTAGTCTCATCAGGCCAAAAGTGAGCATCCGAAAATACAATTACTCTGCCTTTTTCTATATCCATCCCTCTACGAGTATGCCCTGTAGTTTGAGCAATTTTCTTTACAGGGTCAAATCTTTGGTCATCTAATGAAGGTAATGAAATCTTATATCTTGATTCTAATGAGCGCCTACGGTTATATATTGAACGCTCTGATATCCCAGTCTTTTGAGACATTACAATTGCCGAATTACATTCTCTCCATTTGGCAATCCATTCTTCATCAGTTAGATAATAAGACTCCATCAAATTCCCCTATAATCAAAGTTATTAAATACTAATGCAAAATATGACTTACGCCAAAAAAGTTGATAAAAATCAAGCATCTGTTGTAAAAGCACTACGAGATTATGGTGCAGATGTGTTTCTTTTGCACACAGTTGGAGGCGGAATACCGGATTTATTGGTATGTTATGCAGACCAAACCATTTTAATGGAAGTTAAAGATGGCGCAGATAAACTATTAACCCCTTTGCAAATCAAATTATTTGCTGGCTGGAAAGGCGGACATTTACACCGAGTAAATTCTGTGCAAGAAGCAATAGAAGTGCTAAAATTGGTTGAACAGGAGAATTGATATGCCACTCAAAAAAGGCAAAAGCGAAGCAGTAATATCATCTAACATAGCAACTGAGCGAAAAAATGGTCGCCCAGAAGCTCAAGCGGTAGCAATTGCCATGTCTGAAGCTGGCAAAACAAAGAAAAAGCGCAGAGATGTGCTTGAAATGTCCCTCAAAAAACACATGAAAGCATAGTATGCCTAAAGCAATGAACAAAAAAGACATGATGGTTGAAGAAAAAGACGGTAAATCGTTTGAATCTGCTGTTATGAAAGCTAAAAAGCGTAAAGAAGCTATTAAAGCAGCTTACGACAAGCATGAAAACTATCAGACTACTTCTGCTGAAGCTGACCAAAAGTCAATAAAAAAATCCGCAAAAGCCAAAGTAGAAGCAAGAATTGCTAAAGAGCGTGAATAATGAAACACATGAAACACGAATACAAGCAAAAAGATGCTTTATTGCGAGAGCATAAAGAATCAACTCTTGAAAAGAACCAAGCTAAACGCAATAAGCGCAGAGAAATCCTTGCCAAAGAAATGAGTAAAGTTGTAAAAGACCCGTTCTAAATTTTGCATTACAATAAAGCCTTATAAATCAACCACTTGAGTTTATATGACTAATAAAGTATCGAAATCTGTAGAAGCTAACCTTAATAGAGCTGGAAGGCCTAAAGGAACGCCTAATAAAGCTACTAAAGAAGCTCGTGAGGCTGTTAAAGCTTTGCTTGATGCTAACCTACCCTATTTGCAAACATGGCTTCAAAACACCGCTGATGGCATTATGGATGATGAGACTGGAAAGTACATTGTTTTGCCTAATCCTGGTAAAGCCTGTGACATCGTTCAAAACATGGTTGAATACGCAGTACCTAAATTAGCTCGTACTGAAGTGGTTGGAGATGAGAAAGCACCTCAAAGGATGGTTATCTCTTGGAAGAAATAGAGATAGAGCTTGAATACAAGCCTAGAGCTGTATTTGAGGATTTCCACGATAGGCAACAACGCTGGGCTGTCATCGTAGCGCATAGACGCTGTGGTAAAACAGTATCTTGTATTAACGATTTGATATACAAAGCAATCATCGAAGGCAAAGAGGATGGTCGATATGCGTATGTTGCCCCTTACTATAGTCAAGCTAAAAACATTGCTTGGGACTATCTTCTTAGGTTCAGTCAGCCAGTCCTTGCCAAAGCAAATCAATCAGAATTGTGGGTCGAACTCATCAATGGAGCTAGAATCAGGCTCTTTGGCGCAGATAATCCTGACGCTTTACGGGGATTATATTTGGATGGCATTGTGCTTGATGAGTATGCTGATATGCGCCCTCGTATATGGGGTGAAATTATCCGACCTTTATTGGCTGACCGAATAGGATGGGCTGTATTCATTGGTACACCTAAGGGTCATAATGGCTTCTGGGAGGTCTATAACAACGCTTTAAACGACCCTAAATGGTATGCAAAGACATTAAGAGCTAGTCAGACTGGCCTTCTCGCCCAAGAAGAATTGGATGATGCAGCCAAGATGATGAGCCAAGACCAATATCTGCAAGAGTTTGAGTGCGACTTTGAATCAGCTATTATTGGTGCGTATTATGGTAAAGAGATGCGTCAGCTTACAGACCTTGGCAGAGTAACCAAAGTGGAATATGACCCAATGTATAGGGTTAATACTAGCTGGGACTTGGGGTACAGTGACGATACTTCAATTTGGTGGTGGCAAGTTGTCAGAGGCGAGTTGCGCTTTCTTGACTATCATGGAAGTAATGGACAACCTGTATCTTTTTACACCGGATTGATTCAATCCAAGCAATCTGAATTTGGTTATGAATATGGTATCCATTATTTGCCGCATGATGCTCGTGCAAAAACTCTAGCATCTGGAGGAAAATCAATAATTGAGCAACTTTCTGCTAAAATTCCGTTAGAATCTATGAAAATAGTGCCAAATTTGTCACTTCAAGACGGAATTCAAGCAAGTCGTATGGCATTGATGAGGTCTTGGTTTGACGCAGAAAGGTGTAATGATGGAATCGAAAGTCTTAGACAGTATCAAAGAGAGTATGACGATGATAGAAAAGTCTTTCGAGACAAGCCTAGGCATGATTGGACATCTCATGCTGCTGACGCATATCGAATGGCTGCGGTGGCCTGGAGAAGTGAAGAAAAGATTTTGACCAAAGATGAGCCTATTAAAGGTTTGTTTGTAGGTGAAACAGATGTAACATTGAACGAAATGTGGGCAATTAAGAATCAGCCCAATAATAGGAGAATTTAAATGTCAGGCGTACAACAACCATTCGGCACAACATACGAATATGTAGCCCCATCAACGACTGCTCAAGTAATGGGCAATACTGGCGCAATTGGTGACACATTGGTACGAGTTGTAGCCACTGTCATTACATCTGCAACTAGCTCTTTAAGCATTACTGATGGAAGCACATCTTATTCATTAGTGCCTCCTAGCGCACCTGTAGGCGTGTATTCTCTTACCATCGAAGCTCAATCATTAAATGGCGCTTGGAAAGTAACAACAGGCGCTGGCGTTAGCGCAATAGTAATCGGCAACTTCTCATAAGGCTTTCTATGTCTGAATTAAGAGGCGAAGTAGCGCATACCTACTCGGATTGGTATGACCGCATCATGTCCTATGAGCGCAGTTTTAAGCTCTGGGAAGCTCGTGCTGACAAGATTTTAAAGAAATATAAAGACGATTCTCGCAATAAAACAAATCCCAATGCTCGCTTTAATATTCTTTGGTCAAATGTACAAACCATTACACCAGCAATATTTGCTCGCCTCCCAAGACCAGATGTAAGCCGTAGATTTAGAGACAACGACCCAATTGGGCGTGTAGCTTCAATGATGCTTGAAAGAGCGTTAGAGTTTGAAATTGAGCATTATGGTGACTATAAAGCCGCAATGGTCAACTGCGTTACTGACCGCTTACTTGGTGGGCGTGGTACTGCATGGGTGCGCTATGAGCCTCATTTCATGGCAGCCAAAGAAAAAGAACCTGAAGATGGATTTGAGCTTACTTCTACGATTGATGAAGGACAAGTCTATGACCCTACTTATGTAGAAGGTCAAGGCGATGTAGGCGCTTCAATGGAAGGTGAAGAACCTGAGGAAGATGACAATGAACCAGGCGAAGTTCAAGAGGAAATTGAATACGAGTGCTGTCCAGTTGATTATGTTCATTGGCGTGATTTTGGTCATACTGTGGCTAGAACATGGGAAGAAGTAACTGCTGTATGGCGTAAAGTCTATTTAAACCGCACCGCATTGGTTGAGCGTTTCGGTGAAGAACTTGGCTGGCAGATTCCATTGGATACAAAACCAGAGCAAACTGGCAAGTCATACACCAAAAATGATGACGAAGCGTATCAGGCAATGATTTATGAGATTTGGGACAAAGAAACAGGAAAAGTCTTGTGGATTTCTAAGTCTTTAGGAAAGATTCTTGATGAGCGTGATGACCCATTAGAGCTTGAGAACTTTTGGCCTTGTCCAAAGCCTTTATACGCTACATTGACTACAGATAGCTTAGAGCCAATTCCTGACTTTACTATCTACCAAGACCAAGCTCGTGAGTTAGATGACCTCTGTGACCGCATTGATGGTCTTATTGGTGCATTGAAAGTGCGTGGTGTATATGACGCATCTGCATCCGAATTACAGCGCCTATTCTCTGAAGGCAACGAGTCTAATGTATTGATTCCAATCAAGAATTGGCAAGCATTTGCTGAAAAGCAAGGGATGCGTGGCGCTATTGACTTGGTAGATATTGCTCCATTTGCTGCCGCCTTAGCACAATGCTATCAAGCAATGGACAATGTGAAGGGTCAAATCTACGAATTGATGGGAATTGCTGACATTCAGCGTGGTCAAACTGACCCTAATGAAACGCTGGGCGCTCAAGTCATCAAATCAAACAATGCAGCAGGTCGCCTCAAAACTATGCAACACGCTGTTGTCGATTTCGCTACCTCGCTGCTTGCTATTAAATCGCAGATTATCTGCAAACATTTCACCGAAGATACGATTGTTAAAATTTCCGGTGCTATGCAGTTGTCAGACGAAGATAAAGCATTGATTCCAAAAGCAATTGAATTGCTAAAAGACGAAGTTAGTAAGAATTTCCGCATTGAAGTCACATCTGACTCAATGATTTTCCAAGATGAAATGCAGGAAAAGCAGGACAGAATGGAATTCTTGCAAGCAATGGGTGGATTTATGCAACAAGCAGTCCCTGCCGCTACGCAAACTCCTGAATTAGCGCCATTATTAATGGAAATGCTCAAATTTGCTGCAACTGCGTTCAAAGCTGGCAAAGGATTAGAAGGATTAATTGACGAAACAGCCGATAAATTGCGTCTGCAAGCCAAGAAAATGGAAGGACAGCCTAAACCGCCTACTCCAGAGCAACAAAAGCTTCAGCAAGAAATGCAATTAGAGCAAATGAAGATGCAAGCCAAGCAACAAGAGCTACAAGCACAAGCTCAATTTGAAATGCAGAAGCTTCAAGCTGAAAATGAGTTGGAAAAGGCTAAACAACAGTATCAAGCCCAAGAAAACCAGCTTAAATTCCAATTGGAAGCAGCTCGTAACCAAGCTGAGATGGAAATGGAAGCCAAATTAGCCCAAATGAAGATGAATATGGAGCGCAATACACAAGTGTTGTTAGCTCACATTAACAATGGCGCTAAGATTGAAGTAGCTCGAATTTCTGCCGCAGATGACAATGGCGAAACAGCTTACATGACTGAAGAAGCAATGGCTCAGTCTATGGAGCATCCATTAGCCCCTATCGCCCAAGCAATTACCAATAGCAATCGTGAAATGGTCAATCAAATCGGGGCTTTAGTTGATACAATTAACAGTAATCATAATCGCCCCAAAACAGTAGTGCGTGGCCCAGACGGTAAAATCCAAGGAGTTATGTAATGTCATCAAACTTAAAGTATTCAAACGGCACTCGTGATGCCCAACAACAGGGATTAATTACCTATGCTGGCTCAGGTTCTATCATCAATATCTACGCTGGTTCACAGCCAGCTAATGCTAATACAGCAATTAGCGGACAGACCCTATTGGTGCAGTTGGTGGTATCAGGCTCTTTTGGTACAGATTCTAATGGTACTCTTACATTGGGAACAGTAACTAACGGCACAGCAGTCGGCACAGGCACAGCATCATTCTTCCGCATCACTAAATCAGACGGCACTACTGTAGTAATGGATGGCTCTGTAGGACTAAGCGGTTGCGATATGAACCTAAATAACACCTCTATTGATGCTACTCAAGTTGTCAGCATTTCTTCTGGTACGATTGTCCGAGCTAACCAATAAGGCTAAAACATGGCCTTAATTATTAAAGATAGAGTCCAGGAAACCAGCAATACCACTGGTACTGGCACTCTAACGCTAAATGGAGCTGTAACAGGCTTTCAATCGTTTGCCTCCGCAATAGGGAATGGCAATACTACTTATTACGGGATATACGCAAATGGCTATAGCGATTGGGAAGTTGGCGTTGGTACTGTTTCTTATACTGGTGGTGTGGGTTATCTTGCTCGAACAACAGTATTAGCGTCTAGCAATGCAGGGTCATTAGTCAATTTTACCGAAGCTCAATTATCGGTTTGGGGCGATATGCCAGCCGCTAAAGGTGCATATTTTGACCTTAACGGCAATCTAACGACTAACTGCTTATTCGAAGGTTTTACAAGCCAAGCAGCAAGTGGCACGACTATTACATTAACTGCTTCATCAGTCCAAAACTGGACAATTACTGGCTCTGGCGGTCAGACCATTCAGTTACCTGATGCCACCACTTTGCCTAATGGTGCGTTATTTACATTCAATAACAACCAGTCCTCAGGCACGATTGTCGTCAAAAATAACTCTGGCACAACCGTATGCACTACCCAATCGGGCGCATATATTGAAGTTATTTTATTAAGCAATTCGATTGCTGCTGGTTCATGGGATTACCATAATTTTGCCCCAAGCAACGCAAGCTGGAGTACCAACACGCTTTCTTGGGCTGGCTCATATACCAATGGCACATGGAATGGCAATGTCATCACAGGCGCTTATGGTGGCACAGGAATTAACAACGGAACAAATACCCTGACTTTAAGCGGTTCATATACCCTTAATCAATCCGTAGCATCTGGCGCAGCGCCTAGCCTTGTAGGCACAAACTTTAGCTCTATTCCTAATGGCGCATTAAGCAATAGCTCAATTACTATTAACGGCACACCAACAGCATTAGGTGGGTCAATTAGCGTAGGAACAGTCACAAGCGTTAGCGGTACAGCACCAGTCGTATCTAGTGGTGGTTCTACGCCTACGATTAGCATGGCTGCTGCCAATAGCACAACCAATGGTTATTTGACCAGTACCGATTGGAACACCTTCAATAACAAACAGCCAGCAGGTAGTTATTTAACATCGGTAACGGCAAGTAGCCCATTATCAGGGTCAGGCACTTCTGGAAGCCCATTAGTTATTTCACAAGCTACAACCAGCACGAATGGCTATTTAAGTTCTACTGATTGGAATACCTTCAATAATAAAGGCTCTGGCACAGTAACATCCATTACTTCAAGCACTTTAACTGTAGCTGGCATAAGCTCCATTCCTACGGTTAATTTGACATCAGGAATTGTTACAGCAGGAACTACAGGTTCTAGCACTTTAATTCCTGTAGTCACGGTAGATACCTATGGGCGTGTAACCGCTATTTCTACAGCATCTAATCCCCAAGGCACGGTAACAAGCGTATCTGGCACAGGAACAGTCAATGGAATTTCACTTAGCGGTACGGTCACATCCTCTGGAAGTCTGACTTTAGGGGGGACAATAGACCTTACAGGCATTACAATTAACGGTGGTAGCTTCTAAAGGATAGCAAATGGCAACGACAATTGAATTAAAAAATAGCGTAACTACGGGTAATTCCCCATCAAGCCTCGCACAAGGCGAAACAGGCTGGAATATCACAGATAAAAAAGTCTGGATTGGTAACGCATCCTCTACGCCAATTCAACTGATTGGTGCTGGCGCTAGTATGACATTGACTAGCTTAACTACTTCCTCAGATTCCACCATTCATGGTCTTACTGTTGGTTTAGGTGGTGGTAGTGTTACATATAATACGGCTATAGGGGCTTCTACTTTAGGTGCAAATACATCTGGGCAATTTAATACTGGTACAGGAGCTGGCGCATTACAAGCCAATACAACAGGCGGTAATAATTCAGGTTTTGGTGTTAATGCTTTATCCACAAATACAACTGGTGGGTCAAATGTAGCAATGGGTTTTGGTGCTTTAAATGCCAACACCACCGCATCTAATAACACAGCAGTAGGTTATCAAGCTGGGTATAGTAATACAACAGGTTCTTTAAATACTTTCTTGGGTTCTGCAGCGGGATACAACACGACAACAGGAGCTGACAATGTTTTTGTTGGTCAAGGAGCTGGATACTCAGTAACAACAGGCAATTATTTAATTTGTCTTGGTTATAATGCAGGACAATACAGCACTCCTATTACAACTGGTCAATATGGTATTTATATTGGTGGTTTAACTGCCGCTTCTAGTGGTTCAGCTACTAGTGAAATTGTTATTGGTTGGGGGCAAGGCGGAAAAGGAACTAATACAGGCGTTATTAATCCCGGTGGTGGAGGCGTTTATCAAGGAAATAACTCTGCTAGTTGGTCTATTGCATCAGACCAAAGACTTAAAAAGAATATTGTTGATAATACAGTAGGTCTTGATGCAATTAATAAAATTCAAGTTCGCAACTTTGAATATCGTTTGCCTGAAGAAGTAACTGAATTAGATTCTAAAAATGCTATTAATGTTAAAGGCGTTCAACTCGGCGCTATCGCTCAAGAACTCGCTTTAATATTACCAGATTGCGTTAAGACAGAAACCACTGGCGTAATGTCTGTAGATACAACAAATATTACATGGCATTTAATCAACGCAGTAAAAGAACTATCCGCAGAAGTAAACGCACTCAAAGCTAAATTAGGAGCATAAAATGGCAAATACATACACTTGGACAATTACTTCAATGTCCACCCTTCCTTCTCCTCCTGCACCAATTAATGAGTATGTAGTATTAGCTCAGTATTTGGTAACAGGTACAGACGGCACTCACACAGCATCAATTCAAGGTTCAAGCCAGTTCACGATTGATACGACAGCTACTCCAATCCCTTACTTACAGCTTACCCAAGCGCAAGTATTGGGATGGATTCAAGCTGAACCTAACTTGGTAACTAATACACAGGCTAACATTGACGGACAAATTGCATCAATCGTTAATCCTCCTGTTAGCCCAACAGTAACACCTTTGCCTTGGTCTGCATAAGTTTTTTTAATTGTAGTACAACTAGGAGAATGACATGGGAAAAGATAAAAAGACCCCAATCACAATCGATGGCTTAGAGTATCACTATGAAGATTTGACTGTAGAACAGCAAACTTTATTCAATCATTGCATTGATTTAGACCGCAAGATTGACCAAATGCGCTTTAATTTAGACCAACTTGGAGTGGGTAAAGAGGCCTTTATTGGTCGCTTGAAAGCTGCATTAGAACCAAAAGAGTAATAAATGCTCGGTTTTAATCCGCTATCAAATCAACCAATATCGGATATATCGCTTCCGCTAATAACGGGGTCTATATCTGCTACTGATGGTAACGATAGTGCGACTATAACCGCAAAAGTAGCCATTACAGGCTCTATTAGTGCAACAGATGGCACAGATACTGCGACCATTTACGCACAAGAGCTTGTAAGTGGCTATATCAACACCACAGATTCCAATGATTCTGCTACTTTAACTGCTCAAAATCTTGTATCCGGCAGTATTTCAGCAACCGATGGCACAGATACAGCTACATTAACAGCGCAAAACCTTGTTGGTGGCGCAATTTCAGCCACAGACGGCACAGATACAGCCAATATCCTTGGTTCAGAGTCAATTACAGGCTCAATTAACACCACAGATAGCAACGATACTTGCGATATTGAGGGTAATGTTGGTGCTGGCATGGATATGCACGATGGCTTTACTAAGCGTGACATAGCCAGAGCAAAGCGCATTGATAAACAACGCAGAGAAGCAGAAGCTAAACTCATTGCCGCCCGCAGAGCAGATGCAGAAAGCCGTAAAAAGCGTTTTAGGGACTTAATTGACCCACCTGTTGTAAGCAAGCAACAAAAAAATAAAGTAGAATCAAAGCAAGAGATTCGGATTGATACACCGTCAGTCGAAGTCAAACGCTACGAAGCGGTTATCGCCAATCTTGATAGACAAGAACAGGAATTAAATAGAGCGATAGCCCTCAGAAAGCAAATAGCGGCAACAATGGCGCATCTTGCAATCTTAGAAGCTAAAGCACAAGCTGAACAAGATGACGAAGAAGCGATATTGATGCTCTTATGACCGAACTGCCAACCAGTCCATATTTACACTACAAACAATCTTTAGACCTACTTCATTCTGGACACTTTTTGCCAGGATTTAGACTATATGAAAATCGTTATCACCCTGAAGTAAAACAAGCTATTGGCGCAAGCCATGATAAGCATTTGCCAGCTCCTGCATGGAAAGGCGAAAGATTGTTAGGGAAAACCATAGTAGTTCAAATGGAACAAGGCTATGGTGACATTATTCAAATGGCTAGATTTTTGCCAATGTTAAAAGCATGGGGAGCAAAGGAAATATATGTTTTTCAACATTTTTCGCTTCATTTATTACTCGGTCAAATGGAGTGTATTGACCATCTGTCTAATGATTTTAATGACCCTGTAATTTTAAATGCAGACTATTGGATAGGCTCAATGTCCCTTCCATATTTTGCTATGAACGCACCAGCTCATGTGCGTCAATTATTTCCAATAAGCGCCAATAAAATTGTAGGAAGCGAAGGATATTTAGATGCTGAACCATCTAATATTGAACGGAAAATAGGCGTTAATTGGATGGCATCTAAAGGATATTTGCATTATGCAAAATCTATTCCTGTGCAAGAAATGCGTAGGCTATTGGGTTCAGATGCTTATAGCTTAAATTACGAAAACGATGATATTTTTATGCCATTGCCAGATGGATGGAAAAATAACTGGTATGAAACAGCAAGGCACATGAAATCTATGCGTGGCGTTATTTGCCCAGATACAGGCACAGCGCATTTAGCAGGAGCTTTAGGCGTAAAGTGCATTATGTTGCTTCCGGATGACCCTTATATTTGCTGGCGTTGGAAGCATGGGAGCTGGTATGACTCTGTGGTAGCTATCAAACAAAACGAATGGGACAAAATCCCAGAACTTTTAAGGAGAATGTAATGGTTTGCCCTAAATGTGGATGGTCAGAAAGCAATCATATTGAGGCTAAAAAATCTGACAAAGAATATTATCTTGAGTTTTGGGGGTTTACTTTAGGAACTCCCGAAGCTGAACAAGCTTGGGAAGAAAAGAAAAATATGACTTTTCGTGAAGCCCCTATGGTTCAATCCGATATTCAAGGGTATATATCACAGATAGATGGCAGTTGGATTGACAGCCGTAGCAAGCACAAAAGCCATTTAAAACAGCACAGAATGATTGAACTTGGCAACGATGTACCAATGAAGCACAAGCCAATTGAAGTAAATAGGAAAAGCAACGAAGCAAGAAAGCGCCAAATCGCAGAAATGGCATACGAAAAACTGAAGTATTAATCCGATAACTTGGAGGTAACATGGCAGAAGATTTAGACCGTAGAAGCGTTTTGGAAGCAGCAATGGAAGAAGCTCTAAAAGAGCCAGAGGAGAACCACATTGAGCAAGAACCAATGGAAAATGAGGAGATTAGCGATAAAGCTGTTTCCGAGAAGCCCGTTGAAGTTGAAGCTGGCGATGAAGATAGAGAAGAATCTACCGAAATGGCTGCGGATTCTGAATCTGAGGAGCAGGATGAAAAACCGAAGGAAGTTGCAAAACCTGTAAGGCCTACTACCTGGAAAAAAGAATATCTACCAATTTGGGACAAGCTTACCAATGGGGAACAATTAACCCCAGAAGAAAGCCTCAAATTAGCGGAATATTCAAACCAGCGTGAATCTGAATACAAAAAAGGCGTATCTACCTATAAACAAGAAGCCGACAACGCCAAGTCTTTGGTAGAAGCTATCGCACCTTTTATTCCTGACCTTCAAAAGCAAAATATCCATCCTGCCGCATGGATTAATAACCTTGGCAGAGCGCACATGATTTTGTCAAATGCGCCCTATCAGCAAAAGGTTGATTTGTTTCATAGACTTGCAAGAGATTATGGAATACAATTAGGTCAAGAAAGTGTTGCTCCAGTACAACAGTATCAAGACCCACAGTCTTATGTGTTGAACCAGCAACTTCAAGCCTTGCAAAACGAAGTGCAACAAGTGCGAGGTTGGAAAGAACAAGAAGAACAAACTCGTCTTATGGGCGAGATTGAACGAGTAAGAAGTAATGCGGAGCAATTTCCGCACTTTGAGGTGGTAAGGGAAGATATGGCTCAATTACTTGAGCGTGGTTTAGCCCAAGACCTTGAAACGGCTTATGCCAAAGCAGTGCGTATGAATGATGAAGTCTTTAAGCTAGAGCAAGAACGACTCCTTTCTCAAGCTAAAAAGGAAGCATCCAAGGCACAGCAAGTAGCTAAAGCCAAAGCTGCCGCAGTTAGCCCAAAATCCGTTACTCCTAATGGCGTGGGAAACAAAGCAGATGGTAAGGACAGAAGGTCACTTATTGCAGCGCAATTAGGCGAAGCGATGGGTGGCAGGGTTTAAATTAACTATTTTTAAAGGATAACTATCATGGCATTTGCTAATAGCGCAATTACCGATATTATCGCTACTACCATCCAAAGTCGTAGCGGTGAATTGGCAGACAACTTAACACAAAACAACGCAATTCTTCAGCATTTGGACAAGAAGGGCAATGTACGCCCATTCTCAGGCGGTAATGTGATTTTGGAAGAAATCATGTACAACGACCCAAATACTAACAACGCCAACAGCTACTCTGGCTATGAAGTATTGAATATTTCTCCAGACAGCCCAATTTCTGCTGCTCAGTACAAAATTGCTCAGTACGCTGACGCAGTTACAATGTCTGGCTTAGAAATGCTCCAAAACAGCTCTAAAGAAGCAATCATCGACTTGTTAGATGGTCGTATGCAAGTTTCTGAAGCTCGTTTGTTAAACCGTATTTCTGGTGACTTATTCCTTGACGGTACAGGTAACGGTGGTAAGAACTTGGATGGTTTGGCTGCTGCGATTTCTGCAACTCCTACATCCGGTACTTACGGTGGTATTAACGCTGCTAACTGGTCTTTCTGGCAGAATACTGCTACAACTGGTACAACCATCACAGCTTCAAACATTCAAGCTAAGATGACTTCTACAGCTCTCCAGTTAGTTCGTGGTACAGACAAAGCTGACTTGATTGTTGCTGATACCAACTTCTACAGCCTCTATGTACAAGCTCTCCAAGCTATTCAGCGTATTACTACTGAAGAATCTGGTTCTTCTGGTTTCGCATCGATGAAGTTCTACGGTGGCGGTACATCTGCTGATGTTGTATTGGGTGGTGGTTATGGTAATGAACAGCCAACTAACACAATGTACTTCTTGAACACCAACTACATTTTCCTACGCCCACACAAAGAGCGTAACTTTGTACCTATCGGTGGCGAGCGTCAAGCAATCAACCAAGACGCAATCGTTAAGTTGTACGGTTGGGCTGGTAACTTGACAACTTCTAACCGCTTCCTACAAGGCATTATGACCAACTAATAGATAGGGGGAAACCCCTATTTATATGGTCTATTTAATTTACAAAGGAAAAAATCATGGCTTATAGTACTCTCCCTATTGCTGGCGTAAACCTAAACGGTGTAACCCCAGCTAACACACAAATTGACGGCTCTACCACTGAGACAGTGCCTACATTTGGCCCATTAGGTGCTGAAACTTTTGGTAACACAGGCTTGCGTTATGTATTCGCACAAGCTGGTGCTGCTATCTCTGCATCTACAACCGTTTGCGCTATCAATACCACTACTTTCCAAGTAGCTGCTACTGGTGGTGCTTACACATCTCCAGGCGTTGCATTGGCTTCTGGTGATTGTGCTTGGTTCTCTGCTGCAAGCGTTTAAGTTTCATTTGTAGTACCCTAAGGGCTGTCCTTCAAAAGAGGGCAGTCCTTTTTCTTTTAACAACCTAATCCCTTAGGAGAATTAAATGGCTATTGAATCAGATGTACGAGGAGCAGACTCGCTCTTAACTGTGCGTTTTTACCGCAAACCCATCGAAATTAAAGATGAAACCATTGCTCAAGGCAGACCTATTTTTAGAGACGCTGATTGGGTAACAATTATGACCCCTGGAGACCAGCTCAATATCATTGATACTGTTGCTCAAGACCGTCATAAAGCACGATTCCCTGTTCAATGGGCGAAATATCAGAATAAAGTAGGTGGAGAAGAAGTTATTTCCGGCACTCCTATTGACCATTGGCCTTTGGTAAGCATGTCTCAAGCCGAGGAGCTAAAAGGCATCAAATTCCACACCGTAGAGTCCATTGCAAACTGCTCTGACCAGCAATTACAGCGCATTGGCATGATTGCAGGAATGTCACCACACGCATTTAGAGACAAAGCTCGTTCATTTTTGAACTTGGCTAAAGATTCTGCTGAAATTGAAGCAAGAAACGCAGAATTAGCACAGCTTAAAGAAGAAAATGCTAAAATCAAGGCAGAAACTGATGCGAAGCTGGCACAAATGCAAGAGCAAATGACAGCGGTACTTGCGGCAGTTGCGGAAAAGAAGCCAAAATCCCGTAAACCGAAAGTAGAATCAGAGGTCTAATATGTCCCAAACGATGCTCCAGCTTGTACAGCAAGTCACCGCAGAGCTAAATTTAGCAGTACCAACCTATGTAATTGGTAATCCATCTACCGATGTCCAACAAATTTTGGCATTGATGAATGGTGCTGGCTATGAATTGCTCAAAGAATACGATTGGCAAGCTATACAGAAGGAGTATCGTTTTTATACCCAATTCCTTAATGCGACTGCAACCTCTACGCAAGGAAGCTATACATTAACCAGCGTAAGCTCTACAACAGGGCTTACACCTCAATGGTCTATTACTGGCTACAATGTAAATCAAGATACTTATGTGTCACAAGTAGTTGATGCCCATACAGTTGTAATGAGTCAAGAAGCCTCTTTAACAGGCACAAATAGCGTTTTATTTGCTCAAACAGAATACAATTTACCTAGTGACTTTGAAACCATTGCAGACCGCACACAATGGGATAAAACAAAGCACTGGGAGATGCTCGGCCCTGAAGATGCACAGCAATGGCAATGGCTAAAGTCTGGTTATATCTCAACTGGCCCTCGTGTACGCTGGAGAATATTAGGAAATACATTCCAAATATGGCCTCCAATGAATACCCAAGAATATTTAGGCTTTGAATATCGCTCAAACGCATGGGCAGAATCAGCTACCGGTACATCTTTGCAGTATTTCCAAAATGACACCGATACGACTTTCTTTGATAGCCGTATTATGGTGCTATATACCAAGCTTAAATATTTCCAAGTTAAAGGCTTTGATACAACCACTTTAACAGCCGATTACAACCGTTATTTGTCTATTGCTAAAGCCAATGACAAAGGCGCACCTAACCTGTCATTTGCTCCTAATCCATCCAAAGTTCTTATTGGTTGGGCTAACATTCCAGATACAGGCTACGGTACATAATGGCAATTGCAAAGCAAAACACCGCTACAACTACTTCTATACCAGCTCCTATTGGGGGCTGGAACGCAAGAGATTCGCTTGCAAATATGCCAGTTACGGATGCGGTGAATTTAACCAACTTTTTCCCAACTCCTACTGATGTACAACTAAGGAATGGTTATCAAACTTGGTCAACAGGCATTACAGGTCAAGTAAACACATTAATGACTTATAACTCGCCAAGCAATGAGCAAATGTTTGCTTGCTCTGGCACAAAAATTTACAACTGCACAAATCAAGGTACGGCAAGCGTTGCGTATTCCAGCATTACTAATGATAAATTACAGTTTACCAATGTATCAAATGTGGGTGGATATTACTTATCTGCTGTTAATGGCGTAGATGCACCACTTCTTTATGATGGCACAAATTGGATTAAAGTAGCCAATACCACCACTGTTCAAACCATTAGCTCAATCACAGAAGGCGGCACAGGCAATTTAACAGCAACTGTTACTACCGCTTCTGCACATGGTCTAGTAACAGGCAATCAAGTAGTTATATCGGGTGCTACACCAACTCAATACAATGGCGCTTATGTCATTACAGTCACCGGAACAACTACATTTACTTACAAAATGGCGACAACGCCAGGTTCTAACGCTACAACCGTTGGTTCTTATACAGTTTTAGGAATTACTGGGGTTGACCCAAGCACATTTGTTAATGTTAATTTATATCAAAATCGCTTATATTATTGCGCCAATAACTCATTAAAAGTCTATTACTTAGGAATTAATGCTATTGCTGGCGCTGCTAATTATGTAGATTTAGGCGGTATTGCTCGCAATGGTGGCTATGTACAGGCAATGGGTACATGGACAATTGACGGTGGCTATGGTGTAAATGATTATGCTGTTTTTGTCACCAATATGGGTGAAGTTATTGTTTATCAAGGCTCTGACCCATCGGACTCAACAAAATGGGCTTTAGTTGGTGTTTGGCAATTAGGATTTGTATTTAATCGCAGATGCTTCTATAAGTGGGGCGCTGATATGCTCCTTTTAATGCAAGACGGCCTTGTGCCTTTGTCTGCAACATTGCAATCTGACCGATTAAATCCTAGGGTTTTCTTGACAGATAAAATTTCTCGTGAAATTAACCAAGAAATTGACCTGTATTCAAACAATTTTGGTTGGCAGATTATTTATTTTGCCAAAGAAACCATGTTGCTTATTAATGTGCCTGATAGCAACGGAACACAGCAATTTGTAATGAACACCATTACAAAAGCATGGGCTAACTTTACCAATATCCCCGTAACTTGCTGGAATTTGCTATACGAAGAAATGTATTGTGGTGGAGATGGAGTTGTTTACCATTTTTGGACAGGAAACTCCGATAATGGCTCAAATATTGTAGGAAATGCACAGCAAGCATATTCTTATTTTGATAAGCCAGGACAATTAAAACGATTTACCCTTATTCGACCTATTATTCAATCAGATAATGGTATTCCAGCCGTTTTATGCAATATTAATGTGGATTTTGATACCCAATTACCCACAGGACAGCTATCTTTTAACCCTGCATTATTGAATGTAGGAACATGGGATTCTGGTAAATGGGATGTGCAAAACTGGGGCGGTGGATATGTTACTACTAAGGTTTGGCAAGGAGTACAAGGAATTGGCTTTGCTGCATCGGTAAATATGGCTGTTGCATCGCAAGGTATTGATTTTCATTGGGCTTCTACAGATTATGTAATGGAGTCTGGAGGCGTTCTTTGATTGAAACTAATCAAGAATTGCTTAAAAAATGGGCTGGAAATAATTTGCCACAAGTTAGTGGCGCTTATTATTTAGGCAATGTAATTGATGGAAAAATCAGAGCAGTAGTAATGTATTGTAATTTTTTCGGTAAATCTTGCTGTATTCATGTGCATGGCGAAGGGCATCATTGGGCAACCAAAAGTTTCTTAAAAGAGGTATTTAATTACCCTTTTAACATACTGAAATTAAAGGTTATAATTGGCACAGTAGCAGGGAATAATGAAAAAGCCCTAAAACTAGACCGACACCTTGGTTTTCGAGATGTTGCCACAATTTCCGATGCGCACGATGAGGGAGATTTGGTAATTTTGGAAATGCGCCCAGAATATTGTAAATGGGCATAAGGAGATAGTAATGGGTGCTGGTACAGGTGTTTTTTCTAATGCAGGACAAAATGCTACGAGTTCAAGTAACCCGTATGCAAATACAAATAGTCCTTATATTCAAGCTGCTCAACAAACAGCACTTGGAAACCTTGCTGGAGCGCAAGCCGCTACTTCTGCTAATCGTGTAAATCAATCTACACCTTATGCAAATTTAAATTATGCTCAAACTGGCACAGATGCTAACGGAAACCCAATTTATTCTGCAAATCAAACGCTCAATAATGGTTTGCAATCAGGCTTGCAAAACATTTCCTCAAATGTAATTAATGCTAGTGCTTCTCCATTTGGAGTAGCAACAACTCAAAATCAATTATTAAATGCTAATAACCCTAATTTTCAAACAATGGGTAATGCTCCTACATTACAATCTAATGCTGGTGGAACAGGTTTGCAAGGATGGAATCAAGCCACTCAAGATGTAATGAGCAGCTTACAGCCTCAATTAAATCAACAAAACGAACAGTTGACTAATTCATTAGCTCAACAAGGTATTCAGCCAGGAACACAAGCATATAACAATGCAATGCAATTACAAGCAATTAATCAAAACAACTTGCTTGCACAAGCTTCATTAACTGGCGCAAATGTACAAAATAATTTAGTAAATCAAGGTGTTGCAACACAAAATGCAAACAACTCTGCATTGACCCAACAAAATCAAAATCAATTAGCAAATCTTGGTTTAAACAATCAATATGCTCAACAAGGATTTGCAAACGCTGTTACAGGTCAACAAGCAAATAACTCTGCGTTGCAAAACAATTACACACAGAATTTGGCTGCATATAACAACCCATTACAGCAGTTGGCTGGGTTTAATTCTGCTACCAATCCTGGTTATATTACACCTTACAATCAGACTGCTACTACTGGCCCTGATTACAACGCTGCTACACAATCTACTCAAAATTCTCAAATTGCCGCCAATAACGCTGCGCTTGGTCAATCCACAAACCTTACAAGCGGTTTATTTGGTTTAGGTTCTAGCGCAATATCAGCAACAGCACCTTCTATATTGAGTTCTATAGGTTTATAAATGTTTAAAAGTAAACACTCCGGATGGACTTGGGACTTAAGACGCACTCCTTTTGGAGGGGGTGGCGGCATTATTTCAGCTATTACAGACCCAATTTCATCAGCTTTAGGAACAGATGGTAGTGGAGGTGGATTGCTTGGCGCTGTTGATTCTGGAGTTCAAGCAATTGGAAGCGGATTGGCTTCAGTAGATTCTGCTGTAAATAATGCAATCCCAGGTGGCTGGGCAACTGTTGGTGGCGCTGCACTCTTAGCCGCTGGTATTACAGACCCAACATTATTAGCCGCAGCAGATTCGGGAACATTATCAGATTCAACTATTGCGGCTGCTGGTTTAGACCCATCTACTGTTGCATCTGATGTTGCATCTAGCGGAACTGGTTTAACAGGTGGAACTGGTGGCTCTACAGGAATTCTTACTGGAGGCTCTACTTCAGGATTAACAGTACCAACAGGTTCAGCTATTGCAGTTGACCCATCTATTGCTGCTGGTACAGGAGCTGATTTAAGTGCTGCTGGCACTACATCAACAGGTGCAGCTACTGGAGCTGGATTAAGTGGAATAAGCGGCTTAAACCCTGCATTACCCGCTGCTGGCGCAAATGCTGGCGCTGGAACAGGATTATCTGCTGCTTTAGCCCCAAATACTGTATTAGGCACAGGTCTTGCTGGTGGTGGAGATATTGGAGTTGCCTATCAATTAGGAGCAAATGGATTACCAGCTACAGATTGGCTGGGAAATCCTATACAAGCTTCTTCTATTGGTTTAAATGGCTCTACTGCGGCATCATCGCTTTCCAATACATTGCCAAATCCAACACAATTAGCTACAGCTATTAAAAACTTAGGTGCTGCAACGCAAAAAAATGCTACACAATCATTGCCAACAGTAAATTATCAATCAAGCTTTTTGCCAAATTCTCAAGCAGTACCAATTGAAGGTTCACGACTAACAACTACGCCAACTGCGTTAAAATTAGCTAGTCTGCTTTATTACAATCAGAATCAATAGGAAATATCATGGCACAGCCCGCAGCATTAACTGACCAAACACTATTAGCTACTGACCCACAGGCTATGGCATTATCACGCCAACAGCAAATGGCAGACTTGCTTACTCAAAACAGTACGCAACAGCCTACAGGACAAGTTATTTCTGGGCGTTATGTAGCTCCATCTTGGTCGCAACAGTTACAACCTTTGTTTAATGCTGCTGCTGGTGCTTATTTAAGCCATAATGTCGAAAACAAACAACAAGCCTTGGCAGAAGCTTTGCGTGGAAAACAACAAGAAGCAATACAAAAATATGCAAATGCTGCTAGTCCACAAGAGCGTTTTGCTGCTGGAACAAGCCAATATGCACCATCAGAATTACAAAAAGCTGCATACAGCATGGCTGCGCCACAAAAGCTTGGCGAAGGAGAAACATTACAACAATTAAACTTTGGAACAGGTCAATACGCACCATTAGCATCTGGTGGTGCAAAACTTCCCGCAGAATTAAGTATTGCTCAAAAAGCCCTTAATTTGCCATCAGACACAGCGCAATGGACACCCCAACAATCTGCTGCTGCAACTCAATATATGATGCAATTAAAGCGTTCTGGGGCTACAAATGTAAGCGTAAGCACTGGAAAGTCATTGGCTGAACAAATTGGCCCAATGATGACCAACTCTATGAATCAAGCAACAGGCGCAATGAAAACTATTGATGCTGCTAATCAAATTGATACAGCTCTTAAATCTGGCAATATTATTAGCGGCCCTGGTGCTAATGTGCGTTTACCATTAGCTCAAATAGCCACAACAATTGGCGCTGGTGGCGCTAATGATGCAGAAAAATTAGCAAATACACAGCAATTGGTTCAAAACTTAGCTAAATTAACATTATCTGGTCGTCAACAAATGCATGGCGAAGGTGCTATTTCTAATTCTGAAAGCAATATTGCTGAAAAAGCTATGTCTGGAAATGTTAGCTTGACTCCTATTGAGTTACAGCAACTTTCTAATGCAGCTAAACGAGCAGCTAATTATCAAATTCAATCACATCAACAAAGATTGCAAGTTATGGGTCAAAATCCAGAAACTAAAGCTTTTGCTCCTTATTTCCAAGTGAATCCAATGACACCTGGAAATGTAACGCCATCAAGCAATAATGTAATTGACTATAACTCTTTGAAATAAGGACTAAAAATGGCAGGAGAAGTCACAGTTAGTCCAGTAATGGATGTAAAAATGCCAGATGGAACTATTGTCACAAATGTGCCAGTAGGAACAACTAAAGCTGATTTAGACCAAATGATGTTGCGTAATAAGCAAGCATCTATGGAGGCTGGTCAACATGAAAGTTTGTTAAATCCAAAAGCAAATGAACGCAATATTCCTGCTGTTCTTGGTCAAAGCGCAATTAAAAGCGTTGCAAACATTGGCGATATGGTTATTGGTGCGCCCGAAAACTATAAAAGATTGTACGAATACGCAAAAAATAAAATTCAAGGCAATGATGTAGAAGCCCCTAGAGGAGCTACTCCTGTAAGCAATTTTTTATTGCAACGCGATGTTTTAAAGCCAGAAAACGAGCCAAATACTCCTATATTAAAAACTGCTGATTTTGCTGTACAAGCAGGAACTCCTGGAATGTTATTTAGCAAAGCTACAACATTGCCAGCAGTTTTAAGGGCTGGCGCAGAAAATTATGGGCAAGGTTTAATTGGTGGAGCAGTAAACGAATTAGGAAAATCTGCTGGATTTACAAATCCATTAGCAGAACAAGCCATTACAGCGACATCTATGGCTGTACCTGGAAAATTATATGCAATGCGTAATACTCCAGCTACTGTAGTTAATAATGCAATGCGTAACATGACACCTGAACAGCTTAATGCTGCTCAAGAATTGGTTACAAGGTCGCATCAATTGGGTTCTCCTATTACTGGAGCAGAAGCCATTGCACAAGTAATGGGTACAAGCAAATTGCCAGCAATTCAGCGTTATGTAGAAAATCAACCTAGGGGCGAAAGCGGCTCAATTATGGGTGATTTTATGGCAAATCGCCCACAAGCCAATACACAAATGGTTGGCAATGCTTTAAATGAAATAAGTCCCAATCAAACTTCATCTACAACTCCAGGAAGATTGCAACAAGCTGCTGCAAATCTGTTGCGTGGAGCAGATAAAGGTGTTACAGAAAGTGTAAAGCCATTTTATGAGCGTGGCGTTAATGAAATGCAAAACCTTACTGAAGGTAAAGTATTGCCTATTATGCCTGGCGAAGTTAATGCTTTAGTAAAAAACCCAGCAATTGCAGATGCTATTAATCATGTAACTTCAAATGCTTACACTGGCGTTAAAAGTATGCCAGCAAATAGCCCAGAAGTTTTACAAGCTGCTAAAGTGTATTTAGATGCTCAATATGGTAATTTTTTAAATCCTACTGCTGGCGCATTGGATAAAGCAAAAGCTGGAAATGCATGGGCTGGAAGTCGAGAATTAGAGTCATATTTATCTTCTAAATCTCCATCTTATGCTCAAGGAAACAAAAATTTCCAAACAGCTCAAACCCAACAAATGAATCCTATTCGTCAAGGGCAAGTTGGAGCTATTGCTGAAGGCACAGGATTGCCAGAAAGCATGATGAAAGAACAGTCTAATATTCTTTCTCCAAATGCTCCAAGAGCAACTACACCGAATGATATTAAGCGTACTGTTGACCTTTTACGCAGAAAAGACCCAACAATTGCAGCAGATTGGACACGCCAAAACCTCGAAGGTATTTTCAATGAGGCAAACCAGTCATTGCAAGGCAAGCAAAATCAATTTGGAGGCGCTAAGTTTTCGTCTCAAATTACCGGAAACGAAGGCCAAAAAGCCAATTTACAAGCATTAGTAGAATCTTCCGCTGGAAAACAAGCTTGGAGTGGATTTAATAATATGCTTGAAGTTTTAGATGCCCAAGGACAGCGTATGCCAGCAGGGTCTGCTACTAGCTTTAATAATATGATTACTCAAGAAATGGAATCTGGTGGTAAAGGCGCATTTGCAAAATGGGTTACATCATTGCCAACAATGGCAAGAGAGGGAATTCAAGCTTGGGAATTAGGCAATAACAGCGCAATGCTTGCTAAAATGCTAACAGACCCTAAATCAGTAGAAAAATTAAATGAATTAGCCAAAGTTAAGCCTGATTCAAAAGCGGCTAGAAGTATTGTTAATAGTGTAGTAGGTGGTTATGTGGCTCAAAAGCCAGAATTAACCCCAGAGGAGAATAAATAATGTCACGCAACGGTTCAGGTCAATACAATTTACCTTCGGGTAATCCCGTAGTAACGGGTACTACTATTAGCTCAGTATGGGCTAATACCACCCTTACTGATATTGCCAACGCATTAACTCAATCTGTATCTGCCGATGGTCAAACACCGATGAGTGGCAATTTAAATTTAAATGGAAATGCAATTAATAATCTTGCAGACCCTACATTACCTCAAGATGCGGTTACGCTTAATTATTTAACTGCTGGCGCTTACACTCTCAATGGAGGCTCTTTCTAATGAACTTTACATTCACTTGGATTATGGACAAATTAGGCTATATGCCTAAGTTTGATATGGAAATCGGTAAACTGGTTGAGGAATCTTTCCCTATAAAATCCGAAAAAACCAAAAAAGCTGTAAAAAAAGTAGCCGCAAAGAAAACTGTTGCCAAAAAATCAATAGCTCGAAAGAAATAAAATGAGCGATATTGACCCTATCACTACTGCTAGAGAATTAGCTACCCACGCAAATGATATTCAACATTTACAGGGTGATATGGACAAAATCGTTGAAGAAATGAAACAAGTTAAAGAGGCTTTACAGTCAATTCAAGAGACATTGGCACACGCTCATGGAGGTTGGCGCACAATGATGATTGTAGGTGGCGCATTTGCCCTTATAGGCGGTATTCTTGCCAACTTATTTCAAGGCTTTTTAAGCAAATGAAATTCTTTAAAGATTTATTAACCCAAAACGATAATAAAACCTATTGCATTGGTAGATTTGGCATATTTATTGGTTTAATTACCTTTGTTAGTTTGGGATTTATTCATACTGTTTACAACCATGCCATTGATTTTTCAGGTTTTGGGCTTGGTATAGGCTCATTATTAGGCGCTGGTGGTATCTATGTAGGCGCACAATCAGCTACCGAAAAGGATGGCAATGCCAACACCTAATGTTTACTTCAAAATTGTCATTGTGGCTGGTTTTTTACTGCTTTCTTTTTGTAGTGGTTATTATGTGGAACATTTACGATTTTTGGACTACAGACAATCGGTTGCAGAGCAGGGAAAAATCCAAGAACAAAAAAACAAAGACTTATTAATCCAACAACAACTCATTACAAAACAGGTGACTAATGATTACGAGAATAAGCTTGCTCGCATTAATTCTTACTATGCTGGGTTGCACTACCCCAGTAGCAGTAAACTGTCCAGCACCGCCTCAATTCCCGAAGGAACTCTTGGTACAGCCTCCGACCCACAATTTGCTCAAAAATGCGCTGCAACAACCCTCCAGCTCGAATCCTTAATTGAAGAAGTAAACAAGTTAAATGCCCAGTAATTTTAAAGAAGCACTGCACCTTTTAATTAAAAGCGAAGGCAAGTTTTCAGACTCAAACGGAGACCCTGGTGGGGCTACAATGTATGGAGTTACAAGAGAAACATGGGAAGAATGGGTAGGACATCCGGTATCTGTAAAAGATATGCAGAATTTAACTATTGACCAGGTATCACCACTATATGAACAACGATATTGGAAACCATACGGAGACTTACTCCCTCGAGGACTTAGTTTTCTCGTATTTTCAATGGGAGTCAACGCAGGAAGTGGTCGGTCTATTAAACTTTTACAGTCCTGTCTTGGCCTCCTACCTGACGGGATTATCGGACAGCGAGTTTTGGATAAGCTTAGAGCAAGTAATATTGCTGATGTTATCGTCAAATTCTCGGATGAAAGACGGGCTTATTACCGTTCATTAAAACTTTTCCCTCTATTTGGACATGGTTGGATGGAGCGTGTTAATATAGAGGAAAAAGAAGCTTTAGATATGATTAAAAACGCATAAGCCACGCCCAGAAGCCTGATTTAGGTCTAGTAATAGCAGAACAATACTCATCTGTTTTAAACGCTTCTGACAGTGTTCTAGGGCTTTTTAAATAGCGTTGATAATTGTTTACAAAGTTCTCGTATTTCATATATTTACCTTATATGTAATTGTTGCTTGGTAATCTTGGTTTTCTACATTTACATTTAATGTCAAACCACCATCGTTTTCTTTGACAATCTCTTTGTTAAAAATTTCATCCCAGCGTTTATCAAATTCTTTTTTATCAATGCCTAATGGCCTTTGCTTATCGCCTTTTCCTCCTTCGTTCATATCTTGCTCCATTTCTTAATGTCATCCCAGACCTCTTGGCGGTTTTCTTTAAGCCAGTACGCTACGCTTCTCAATGAGTCTAGTTCAGCTTGTTGCTGGCGTATAATGGTGGCTGCTAAATCTAAATATACTTGTTTTGTTCCCCAAGGTAGTTGCTCCTGCTCTTTTAGCAAGTTGTCTATTTCATCAGCTATTTTTAATACGCTCATTTCTCATTAGCCTTTCTTAGTATTGCTCTAGCAAATTCCTTGTAATCTTTTAAATCCAACCAAGTCTTGCTAAATACTTCATTTATTTCTTCATCTGTTAATTGTTTTATTTGTAATTTTATGTATTTTGACCAATCATAAAATCCATTTTTTAATTCCTTTATTTCAGCTTGTGCTGCTGCATATCCTTTATCAAACCCAATAGCTTCTGCAATTCCTAAATCGTGTTCTGCTGGATGGGTATAAAGAAATTCACCTTCAACTCTAGTCTGCCAATCACTACCACTTCCTGAGTCCATATATTGATAGCCGTAACCATCAAAGTCATAACGAATTGCTACTGGTTCATTGTCAGCTTCTTGCGTAAAGTCAGATAGCCTTTGTAGTGCTGCTTCCTTTTTCAACGCCTCAATTTCAGCTTGTTGCTGGCGTAGCATGGTGGCTGCTTGGCCAACTAAATACTCCGAGGTAAAAGATTCTTGCCTTGATTTATCAAGTTCGTCAGCTAGTTCATTTGCGTTCATTATTTCCCCTTGTATAGCCAAATATGTAAAACAATGGCCCAGATGACAATTCAATAACTCGTCTTTTAGATTCAACTGTTTTTAATTTGCCAATCATGTGCGTTATATGATTGCGGTGCTTAAACATTTCCTTAAAAGCTGATTTTGGGCGGTATTTTTTATTTTCCATATCCACCTTCTTTAGCTGCCAAAGATTTCATATAAGACTTTAAAGCCCTGTCATCATCGCTAAATATTTGATTGTAAAGACCATTTGTAGGGTGTCTTGGGGTATCTACGCTAAACGACCCATGCAATACATAGTAAGAAAACGCTCTACAAGCCATTTCTTCTTCTTTGCATAAATCAAATTGGTCGCACTTGTCGCATGGCGCTTCACCTTCAAAAATACTAGCAATATATTTAGAAATCATGCGTATTTTCTATCTTCATAAATTGCTTCATCTGCTAATTTTTCAAATTTATCCCAACCACCTAGGCTGTGAATCATCTCTGAAATTTCAACATCTGTACCTGAAATGTAAATTTCTTCAATGTAATGTCTGTTTGAGCCATGGACATCAATTTTTGTGTCGCCAATGTACATCGTTGTCAAATAATTTGATTTCATTTGATTCCCCTTGTTGATGTAAGTAGTTTCTTATTATTTTTTAACTAAATACATAGGGATAAACCCTATATTGTTGTATATAAACAACAGGGCTGTATTCGGCAGTTGCTACAAATGGGTCAGAAAGCCGCAAAATTACCCAATTACTGCATCCTACATTGGCGGCTTAACGCCCTAAATCTGGCTCTCAAGGGTGGACTTGAACCACCGACCAACAGATTAACAGTCTGCTGCTCTACCGACTGAGCTACTTGAGACTGGGTGGGCTACTTATAATCCCCAATGTATGTGAAGCATTAAAAATGATTGCTTTCGCCCGTAAAAAGGTGAGGCCAGCCCTCGTGAAGGAGCAGAAAGGGGGGCAACTGCAAACTGGCCTCGTGATTAGTTTAACTTATTCTTCAATTTATAGATGCCTAACAGATGCAAAAACATTTGATAATTGTCTCTTAAATCTTGCTCTGTATGTTCATAAATAGCAACTTCATTAGTTTCGCCATTAACATAAACATTGGCGCATCGTGCTGTAGGTGCTAAAACTTCTCTATACGCTGCTAACTGCATGGTATGCTCTGTATAGGGTGTTAGTTCACCAGGGTTTTTTTCTGTCGTCTTAAAGTCAATTACTATCCCACCAAAATCATGGCGTGGCTTACAGTACAAATCGCATTTTCCGCCATATGCCTCTTGAGAATTGACCAAACTTTGCTCGGCAACCCATAGCTGAGTACCAAAATGGGCTGTGATGGCATCATCTACCTTTCGGACATACGCTGGCATATCCGGCATATAAGTCTGGTTATAGAACGATTCTAAGAAGTCATGAATTAAAGTGCCACGATTGGCTGCATCTCGGCTTTTTTGCTGAGCAAGGTAAAGAATCCTATCTACCCACTCTTTTTCGCCTTCACCATCTAATCTTGGGTTTTCTGTTGCTGCGTACAATACTTGTGTTTGTTTCCAAGTGTCCAATCCAGCTTTAGATAACTGGCTGTTAATTGTAGAAACGGAAGGTACGAGAGTGCCTGGGTTTGCTTTTGCGTCTCGCAGTGTTGTATTGCGTTCTTTTCCATTCTTTCCTATTGTTGTATAGCGTGGTGCGCCTGTTTTAGCGCAATACCAGTGTTCTGACATTTATTTCCCCTTTTTGTACTTCATTCACACAATTCTAAAATTGCCGCCCTATCTGTTGCAGAAACACAACAATCAGCGCAAGTTTGAATCACATCTTTAATAATTTCAGCTAAATCATTAGCTTCAAAAGCGATGAGCTGTCTTTCCTCATCCACATTGTAAGTTTCACTAAAAATACGGCATTTATCGCCAATGACATCTCGGATGTGACTCAACATTATATTCTCCTAGAATGGCGTGTCATCATCTACAAATGTAGATTTTGGTAGCTCGTCAGACCCAGCGGCCTTAAATCCCATTGGCTCTTTTACTTTGCCAACAGATACGCTAAAGAACTTGCCCGCTTTTGGCGATTCTTTTACCCAGGCGCTAAACCAATGCTCTTTTCCATTAAGCATGATTGAACCTGTAAAGTCAGGGTGATTGTCGCTAGTCTTGCGTGAGTTCTTAAAAAGACTTCCTGCGCCTTCTTTCATTTCGTATGCCATCTTAAATATCCTTTGCTTTTACTATTGCTGGTTTAAATTTTGGTGCTGCGTTTTCATCGTCTGGCAAATCTTCCCCAGCGTAGATGTAAAGTCCAATCCCATGTAATGCAATTGCTTTTACTAAACAGCGTTGCATAGCTGTATTTACATCCATTGCATTAGGGTTTTGAATTGGTCGGTTTTGATGATTAAGCACAGGAAGCATTGATGTCATTGATTTATCAAACGCATTAACTGTGCAATACACCATCATTGAACCATCTTGAAATGTTGACGGCTCGCCATAAGTCCATGTAGCCATTGGGTCTTTTTGAAGTAATTGGTCAACAGCCCAAGCCCAGGAAAGATATGTAAAACGACCTTTTTGCTCTGTATGCTCGTTTACATTAATTTTGCGAAGTTCTAAAAATTTAGACATTGCGAGCCTCCATCATTGCATCGGCTAATGAATAAGCCAATTCTGTGATTGCTTGGTCAGAATAATTATTATTGGCTTCATTTAATAAACCTTGCAATGCTTTAGCTGCAAAATAATCACGCAAGTCCATGCCTTTATGCTCATAAATAAAAGCGTTTTGACCATTTTTGTAATCTAATATCGGAAATGCTTTCATGCTTGTCCCCTAAAAATTGTGCCAAAGTCATTGAACAAATTTGTTAACATTTCGTTTTTGCGTTGTTTTGGTTTGCCACAGGCTTGACGAATACACGCTACTTGGTCATCTGTAAGTAATGCACCAAACTCCATGTCCTCAAGTGCAGACTCTAAAAATTCTTCATGCTCAAGCATTAGTTGATGTAATTCATTCATTTAATTTTCCCCTTTAAATGTCATAGCAAAAGTGCTATGTAAGAACTATATCACAAATATTTCTTTTGTGAACAATTATTTTTGTCGTTTGCAAATAAACAACAAGAGAGGTAAACTTTGTGCATGGACAGACAACTTAAACTCACCGATTCCGCAATAATTGACCTTTTAGGTGGTACTGCAAGGGTTGCAAAAATGTGTAAATGCGACTCAGCAGCAGTGTCTAATTGGCGTGTTCGTGGAATTCCAGCCGCAAAATATATGTTTTTAGGCGCAAGAATAGAAAAAGAATCGCATGGTCTTGTAAGTCGTAAAGACTTGTTTCCTAACAACTTCTGGTTAATTTGGCCTGAGCTGTTGGAAAAATCCAACGCTTTTGGCTTGCAAAACGAATTAGACGAGGAGTAAACTCAATACCCCTTAGATTGGCGGCTCTAACGACATCGTGGCGGTCTAAGGTTGTAGCGTTACCAGAAGGGTAAGAGGCTGAAATAGCGCAATACAGGTGGCGAAGATAGTGCCTGTGCCTCGCAAGACTG